CATTATAAATAAATGCTGGATTAGCATATTGGATCAACATAAATATAATAACATACAATACAATTGCTGAACCGGCTAGATTATTCCGAATAAATGGCTTAATCGCGAACATACTCTTCTACTTCTACTAATATAATGATATTACTTTTTATTCTGGTTTTGTCCTGAATAAAAAATACTAAACGTCGCGCGTGCGTGCGCGCGTGCGCGCGTGTCTCTTTATATTTTCATTATTAATCATCACCCTCACCACCACCGTCACCGCCGTCCCCTTCATCGTCGTGCTTGTGGATATACGCGGCATCATCATCCTCCGCATCATCATCATCTGGAATACCGGTCGACATATCCAATTCGTGTCCCTCGATTTCCGCAGCGATGCGGTCCTCCTCCAGAGCGTCCATCACATAAATATCTCGGTTCATATCCGTGACATAATCACGTCGACCTAGCAGGCGCTCTTTTTGCGCGATTTTCTCCATCTCGTCACGCTCTTCATCATAATAATCCTGGTCGTAAATTACAACACCAGTTTGCGACGTACCACGGCTCCATATTCCCATTTTGTGCGTCTTCATCAGATTCTCCAGTTGACGTTCACCGACAGACATCGCACCTATTCTCTCGACAACCCCGTCCTTCTCTTTATCCTTAACACGGGTAAGTTTCTCCTTGATATTAGCAAGGTTGAAATCGATCGCGGATTTATCTTTTTCAATCATTCGCAGGTACACGATAAGTAGTTCGGAAACGCGTTGTCCAAGTGCCTTCTTATCGCCCATCACCATATCCATATCACTGACAAGTTGTCGTTTATTTAATGACCCGGACTCGGATGAATACAGGCGTGATTGTGGATCTATTTCGTCTTCGGCATCATCTTCGTCTTCTTCATATGCGGATTTTCTGGTAATTGCGCCGGCACCTCCGCCACCTGCGCCGCCAGCACGTCGTGACTTCTTTGCCGCATCCGCACTCATACTCATCTGTTTTGCGGATTTACGAATAAGCTTTGTGGGTTCGGACTGATAAATCGTAATAGGTGTTTCAATGACGAGATGAATATACGTGCGCATAAATGAAAGGAAGTAGAACATATACAAATTACATACAATACTACGGTCAAATACCGAATACATTGTGAAGATATTTTTACGTGTGGAATGCGCAACACGTTCACCAAGTTCTTTTTCAATATCGACTTCACGCGGAACCAACCTCGAAGCCGCCGCCGCACCCGCCAGTCTGCCTTGACTCTGTACTGCCAGTGCCGCGGCGGCTGCCGCAATATTCGCATCCTTAACTTCATCGAAAAATACCTCTGCCATAAACGGCGTATTTTCCATCATCACTTTCAGATCGCGAACGTGGGTTTCTGCGTGGCGTATCACTTCCTTGATAACTCGGTCATTATAAAATGTCTTCAAGGATGTATAATGTGATGAAATAATCGTCTTGACATCCTTCATATGTGTCGGTGATAATCCCCAATGTTTCGGGATATTCGTATCATCAAAATCAACTCCATTCTGGATAATCGACGGAATAACATCAATAAGACGCGTAAGTGTATTTCGAATAAACTGGATACATTTCGCGACGGTTTCATCTGTCGCAGACATTAACACTGTGTTGCTTTTATTGATTTCAAACCTCATCAGATTATCCAGGATTTTCTCAATCTCTCGAAACTTAGATTTGTTTTGTTTACCATTCTGTTGAAGAAACCCGAGAACTGACGCTTTCATCTCTTCATTTGCTCTATGTAAATAATTCTTCAGCTCTCGCATTTCTTCGGTATCTTCTTGGACATATGCGGGATTGGGTGAATTAATGAGGGCCAGTAGAAGAGCGCGTAATTCGTCAGGAATAATACATTGGTCAAGCGCCGATGTTTCTGTAGCGGCGCTGGTGGCCGCAAGTCCGGTCGCACTGCTAGCATGGTTTCTCTCAAGATGAAGAATAGCATCCTGAAATTTCTGGAATGGAACCGGTTCCATTGGACGCGTCTTACTGGCGAGAGCATATTTCGCGTCGGTCATTGTGTGTCCGTTTACAACACGCAAAAGTCGCGCAAGGCTGGATGTATCGAAAATAGTAGAATCGCGTTTCAATTTACGGATTTTATCTTCAATAATATCACTTGGGCTCCAATCTTGGGGATGTGCTGGGCAAATCTCTCGTAACTCTGGGTATAAATATAATGCTGTGGCGACGGGATTGCCTTGTCCTTCGGATGCTGCTGGGCCAAGCAGATTCGATTGGTGGTGATGGTGATGGTGATGGTGATGGTGGACCTGATTCATCCGACAATAGTGAATAAACGCGCGATAAACAGTCTGTTCATTGAATTCCGCAGGGATATTTGGATATTGAAACCGGGTATTCCGGTTATCCATTATCGTCGTTGCCCGTGTCATCAGCGCCATTTCTCTCGCCGTCTTCGTTAAGAATGCGATAATCCGGTTGTTATGGTGGATATTCTGTTCACGACCCATAAAATAGTCAATCGTGCGTTGGCTACGTCGATCCACGGGCTCATTACAGCACGCGTTTTCCAGGAAGGGTTCGCTCGCCATATTCAGAAGAAGGGGGCTGCTATTCTTCACGACAGAGTGTATCATCTGCTGGATAGATAACGAAAAATAGAGACATTTACTTTCAAGGACAGAGAGTTTAACGTGTTGACCGTCATATCCACGTTTCATATCTGTGATAAGCTGGTCGGCGAAATCCGCTGCGACATTTTGGGGCGTCGGCATATTATCGAGAGATTTCATAGGTGGCATAAAGTTCGCCCAACGCTGTATGGAAAGTTCTTCTGGAACGGCTTCGCCTCCGCCGCCGCCGCCCGCCGCACCTGCCCGTAAATACTCGCGTTTCGCCTCCATTCGCTCCTTCATCGCCGGTTTAGTGATAATAAGTGTGTCTATAAGCGTCTTCAACTTTGCGAGAATATCGCCTTCCTTTTTGAACGATTTCAACGTATTCCAGGGCTCGATACTCGTCTTGATTTTGTACGCAATACACGCAATATACATCATACCAGATGTATCCCCCTCACCGTCAAGTGGATACCCAGAAAATGAACGTATACATCCAGCGTGGGTCTTCCGCGTCTTTGGGGACGGAATAGCGCACTGAATTGCGACAGTAAGATACGCGAGTGTAAGTAGAAGAAGTGTCTGAAAAAACGTCTCTTTATAGGGTGGTAGATGCTTGCCTTTCTCTCGGAACAGTTTCTCGGATCGCAAGCGATATGCTTCTTCTGGTGGAACAGATGAATCAAGGAGTGTGAGTGTGTTTTGAATAATAAATTCGCGTTCTTGGTGTAGTTCAATTCCCATATATCCAGTCATTGTGGTGATTATGTTATTAATTATTTTCGCATTAGGGCTGTCATATTTTTCAACAATACTCAATCCGTGGAGTCCTCCTCCACCAGCTGCTGCTGCTCCTGCTGCTCCACCAGCAGCCGGTTTCGCAACTTTCAATATTCCTTGACCAATATCCGCTTCGATCATATCTCTCGTTACTAATCGAAAACCCGCATCATCAAACCCCTCTTCATTTTCGTGCTCGATTACCTTTATAATAGCACCACTATACTTATCAACCCACGCTTCGCCATCGTCACTAATCGTTCCACGCTCTTTACAAATCGTATCGATGACAACATTGAGACTACTCACGGCAGCTACCCCGGTTGAGCCTCCCTGCGACTGAATAAACGCAATCGCAATCGCCTCGTAAAATGAAGGAAGTAATTTTGCGTTGGATTTAATACAGTATAACCAGTGTGGATCCTCGTCCATAATCTCATTGGCCTTGCGTGTAAAGCTGGTGATAAACTGCATAAGGTCGTATTGACGTTTCACGAAATCGGTTTGAGCGACAATCTTGTCTTTCAACGGCTCCATCGGCGAAATAATTGCGTCGAAATCATCGTCGACGTCGTCGGCGCCCGCCGCACCACCACCACCTGCGCCCGCCGCAGAGTGAACCCCGAGTTTGTATTTACGGTCATTGTATTTATAAAACTCTTTATGCTGTATCTCCATAATCCGCGCGATATTTTTCAGGTCGTATTCAAATTTCCGATTCACGAATTCAGTAAAATTCTCTCGTGTTACTTGATATTTCGCGTCAAACTCTGACTTCATTTTATCCAGGAATGCTTTCTTGATTGAGTCGGCACCTTCCTTGCTGGTTATATGTGCGATAGCCTGTACTCCTCCACCACCACCGCCGCCGCCACCCGCGGCCGCGCCTCCTTCGCCTAACTCGGCTTCTTGCGCCATCAAATTCTTCGCTGCGTCCATCGCAAAAGGAAGACAATCACGGTCTACATTACAGAAATAGTTCCGGTCACTGCTTGGTATAACTGCGGGAATACTTGTATCACGCACCCATTTTCCACCTTCGCGTTTAAAATATAAGAACTTGGTTTCCATTTCACCGAGCGGATCGCCCTGATAACCTTTTTTCGACATATCCGGCTCGACGTATTCGTCTACTTCAACCACAGCGTAATCACCTTCATTTACCGGCCGCATCCCCGGCCCAATCAAGATCGCTTCGGCCTCTTTCTTAGCTTCATCAAACGTCATTTTCTTATTCTTGATTAATTCATCTATGATAAACATATTGAAATCTGTACTGCTCATTTGTTCTTGCTGGTCGCGATAGGATTCTATAAACGCATAATCAGTAGTATCATATTTCTTATCAAAATACACAGGAATATCACCGTCATTATCTTCTTTGATTGCGTCTTCATTGGGATAATTCTTCGAGAGAACGAGTCCAAACCGCTTTGGACCACTACCGTCACCACCCCCCGCGGCCGCACCGCCACCGCCCCCGCCCCCTGCGCCCTTACCTGCGCCGCCAACCATCGCCCCTGCGGAACGCAATTTATCACTTTGTTCACCCAATACCAGATTAAAATCAAACGGTGTAATAAGTTCAGTAGTAGTTATCGCGACAGCGTCCATATATAACTTCGCATAATCAAGCGCCAACATCCGCGAGAGAAGTTCGGACGACGAGAGAAGGTTATCATTATACTCAGTTTGTTCTGCCAGTCCGGCCGCATATGATCTACCGCGCATCTGTTGGCGTTGTCTGTCATCGAGAGCGCCCGCCGCAGCCGCACCTCCTGATCGGACTTGAACGTCCTGGAATCCATACGCTTTAAATACATCCGCATCCATCATTTTACCCGATACAATCAGTTTATAAATCATCGATACACCAAGGTATCGAACGTGATACTGAAATGAACGTAGACGCCCGAATTTACGGAAATTCGTCGCATAATTACGCTTATATTCAAGCACGCGCTCATATAAAAACGCGACAATCTCATCATATTGTTTCACATTAAGGTCTTCCTGATAAATCAAAAAAGGCTCAATAAACGCAAGGACATCTTGTAATGTAAGGCGTCCGTGAATATACTGACGCATCATATCAAAAATATTACGGGTTTTAGGTATTATAACATCCAGAAACTTGCGGTATTTATCGCGTTCATTTAGACCGGGTTCAAGAATAAACCGCTTGACCTCGCGGAGGAAGTTATGCGCATTTAGGTCGAGAGGAGTATTCAGGTCGGCGACTTCGTGTGTCGTGACAGTCATCATCTGGCGCAACATATCCCAATAATGTACTTGCTTGGTATTAAGGTCTGATTTATCCAAGATATTAATACTGGGAAGAGTTATCCGCGAGTAATAAATAATGGGTTCTGGAAATGTCATAAATCCGGTGATATTCATTCGGTCGTTGGGTGTGAGAGGTACAAATTCGGTGGTTCGTTTGAGGACGGGGCCGCCCTCGTCCGCGCCACCGCCGCCACCGCCACCGCCGCCATACCCCCGGGCAGACTGTATTTTCGAGAGACCGAGATTATATTTCTGAATAACGAACCTACGCCGTTTGATTTCTTCACCCGTGACAACCGATGAATAAAAGTCGTCGAGATTGTCTATAATTGAAGTTATATTATCGTTCACTTGTTGTACATTTACAACATCGTGAGTATAACGGGGGGCATCCTGAGGTGTAAAATATCTCGCCGAGAGATTTGACATATATTGCGCATAAGTAATAGATCCGTCGTGCCATTGACGCTGAAGTTCATTTTCCGCCTCTCGCTCATCCTGGATAAGTCGCGCCACAATATCCATTTCTAAAGCGGTCCTCTCATCAATCGGAATATCGTAAATCACTTTCCGGGTTTTCACGATGGGAATAATCCATCGAAGCGCACGGTCCATACGCATCAGTGAATTCACGAGTGGACGAAATAGCGCGCTTTTTTGCGGAGGAATCGACGGGTTTCCATTTGCGTCAAAGGATGAGAATTTTTGCCGGAGTTCTTTAAATCTCTCGACCATCTTCTGGATATTGGAGAGAACCGACCTAGACTTCTCTGTCGCAGGAACGTTTGTAATAAGTGTATCCAGGAGATCATCACACTGCTTCTCTAAATTAAAGCGGCGATTTTCATCGGGGATGTCGATCGTTTGGACGAGCACATCTAATTCTTCACCAACCTGAATTTGGTCTGCGTCAATAAGGATAGACTTCAATTTCTCACGGAGTGCCGCGGACGCAACAGGCGCCGCAGCACCAGCCACACCACCCGCAGCCGCAGATAATGCTGAATAATCTGATAGACCAACTGGCTGTTCTGTGGCGTTTTCGCCCGCGCCGAACGACGATGCTGAAATGTGTGCGGCACCACCCGGTTCAGATTCTCCTTGTTGTCGAGCCATTTGGCGCTGTTTGCGTCGTTCTTCAAGTGTTCGCGGTGTTCCAGAAGATTCAGGCGACTCGACAACGGCATCCATACCCATTGTCAAAAATCCGGCCTCGCCAGCGCCTTCGTCATCTACAACCCCAAATGACGATGGGGCGGCACGTATATTAATCTCTTCAATGGGAAGATTCTCGGGAATACCCATATATCCGAAATTAATATAGATCATCTCATCTTCTGGATAGGTCCGGATTTCAATCATATCCTCTTCCAGATTTGTAATCATTCCTGTGATAATCGTCGGAATATCACCACCGAAACGAATATCAACCCATGTTGAAATGACTAAATTGTTTTGTCTCGCATATCCCTTTTCTTCAGCGCGACTTAATAATTCGATTGTGGTTATACTTTCATCGGTCAGATTCCCCATTGCGTCAAGCTTCAAAATCACCTCACCGAGAGAATCTGTGTCTAATAATTTGATTTTACGTGAAGATAGATAATCCACCAAAAACACGTGGTCGTGAATATCGCGATTCGATGGCGCGATAATCTTGATAATATCTCCGAGTTCAATTGATAATGATACGACTGTTTGTGTCTCGTCAACTTCACCACCGCCGACGCCTTCAATGTCTACATCCAATGCGGCTGCGGCGTCTGCGTCTACCGCTTCTTCGGCATTTGGAGGAAGAGGAGGAGGAGGAGCCAGACTTTGTTGTAGCTGTTCTTCCATTATTATTTAGTTGTGTAATTGTATTTATTATGAAACTCGGGTATTATTGTACGTATACCTATATATTTTGCTTATTATAATATTTTTTGTTATTGCCAAACAAATATAAAGATATTCACCAAAGGGTATATACAAGACAAGTAGTATTAATGTTTTCGATTTCTTCTGTTGAATTGCCGAGTTTGCCCACCTTTATCAATAAGGTTTCAAAAGTAACAAATGATCCTGCTAGTGAGGAGGTAAATACGTTCTATAATTTGCGAACGTGGTGTGCTGAGAATAGTTTGATGGTTCATTATTCTAAAACTCCGTCTGGAACGTTTTATATATTGAAGTATGACCGTGCTAAATTGAAGGATACTGAGTATGAAACTGTTGGTCGTTTCCGTTCAGTGGTCTTTGACTCTAACGGACAGATTTGCTGCGTCGCACCCCCGAAGATGTTGAAGCTGACCGACGAAATGAAGACGCAGTCAGTTAATTCAGCTGGTGGGCATCTGAATGCGGAGGAATATGTTGAGGGGATGATGGTGAATCTGTTTTATAATAAGGTGTCTGAGAAGTGGTATGTATCAACGAAGAGTAGTGTTGGTGAGGTGTCATTTGATCATATTCAGGACGCAGCAGCAGCAGCAGATGGCGCAGCAGCAGCAGCAGCAGCAGTTGACGCTAGTGGTGTATCTACATTTCAAAAGTTAAACATCCAAGAGGTGTTGCGTCGTCGTATTTGCGATATTTTGAGCGTACTCCCCAATGGTCTAGAGGCAGTTCCCAAGCAATATTGCTACTCGTTTGTTCTTCAGCATCCAAAGAACCAGATTGTGAATGTCATTACTGTCCCTAAGTTGTACTTGGTGGCAGTGTATGAAATCGTCGAGCGGGATGAGGGTACTACATCATCTGTTGGAGTGAGCGCAATTCGCATTGAACGCGATATTTTCTCTAGCAGTTTTGGAGGAACTGTTTCTCATATGCCTTCAGGATTGACTTGTGTCGCAGATGAGACAGATGACACTACTGCGACATTTACGCCACACACCGTTGAGGATTATTGTCGGATGTATGGCTCAGCTGAGACTCGAAGCGTGTCGTTGCCTGGCGTTGTATTCCACGATACCGATACCGGATTTTGTTATAAGCAGCGCAACCCCAAATACGAGAGTGTGAAGAAGCGTAAGGGGGTGGAACAGAAGTTGTTGGCACAGTATCTTCAATTGCGTAAGGACCGTGCGATTGATGAATATTTGAAGTACCATCCACAGCATTCGCGTGTATTTCACCAGTTCCGCGAGCGTCTTCACGAGTATACTCTTCGACTGTATGATGCGTATATCGAGCACTATGTTAAGAAAAACACAAAGCCTTTGAAGGATTACCCACGCGAGCTGAAGACTCATATGTATAAACTCCACTATGATGTCTTTTTGGCGACGATGAAGGATGCGGGTACGTTTGTTACAAAGCATACGGTTATCAATTATGTGAATAATCTTGTCCCGGCGCAGCAACTTGCGTGCTTGAATACTGGTGGTGCGGGTGTTAGCGCATCAGTGATCGATGACGGTGCTGGTGCTGGTTCTGGTGCTGGTGCTGGTGCTGGTGCTGGTGCTGGTTCTGGTGCTGGTGCTGGTGCTGGTGCTGGTGCTGGTGCTGGTGCTGGTGCTGGTGCTGGTGCTGGTGCTGTTAGTGGCGAAAAACGCAGATTCCTTCCTTCTCAAGGTAGACATATTGAGCGTAGTAGCGCAAACGATGCCAAGAGCGGATTTCGTAGCGCGAGAACTTCGCGTGGCAGAAGTTTGCCCACATTGACAATCCAAATTCCTAGTGATACAGCAGATGCTGGCACGGGGGGGAATGTAAAGGGAAGCAAGACGTATGGAAGCGTCAAAGTCCAGAATCAGTTTGCTGGCCTTGATGTTGATTAACGACGCCTCATAAAATTGAACTTGTTTTGATAATATTAGTATTTACTATTATCAAAGAACGAAGAATGTCATTTCCAAACTGTCCTCCACCTCCACCATCGACGCCACTTCCCGACCAGACTGAACTTTATTTCGGTTGGTTTTCGGAAGCACAACAACAACTGCGGGTATCACACCCGACAGAACACAAACATAACGGAAAAACATTCACTGCGCCACCGTATTGTTACTGGACGCAAGGCGACCAAAAAGTGCTCGTTACGGATGTCACACATTCGAGTATACCGACCGCGCGACAGGTCAAAAATGGCGATATTTATCTAGGTCAAGTGGATAAATATTGGGGGCGGTCGTATACACGGAATGTATGAATTATCTCGTTCGTTTCAATCGACGCTTTTGCGTCATTTTTGTCATAATAACTAATATTTCAATAGATTATTTATTATGTGTACATATTACTAAATGTGTTGTTGTTTATTTTCGGGTGGTGCGACGACGGTTTCGACGGGGGGCGGTGGTGGCGGTACGTGATTTGCGACGCGATGATTTGCGGCGGCGGGTTGAGCGTGATTTGCGTGCGACACGTGATGACTTGGATTTTTTTCTACGACTTCCACCGGGTTGACCCAGGCCTGACAATGAAGGTGCCTCACCTATACCACCATCATCATCATCTTGTAGTTTTTCCCTTTCACCAGAAGAACCAACGCTACCGGTAATAGACGGTCTGGAACCACTATCGGGATAATCTTTTATTTTTAGTTCTAGAAGTCTCAGTATGTCTCTCTTTATTTTTATATCTTTTTTTAATTTGTTTATCACATCGATTGATAGTGGTGGTATGCCGTTATCCTGAAATGTGCTAGTCATTTGAATACCCGTTTCCAAACTTTGTATTTCGCTACGAAGAGAATCAATCGCCTCACGAGAATATCCAGAAGCTACTATATTAGCAACAGCAGTATCAAGCACCTCAGCATAAGCTATTTGATCATTAGCAACAGCAGCAGCAGCAGCAACAGCAGCAGCAACAGCAGCAGCAAGATACTTAGCAGCCATCTCTATTATATTGTTTACATATCCTCAATATTAAAAAACGTCATAACCGCGGAGCGAAGCGACGCCAGCGCCGTGGGGGCGCTACCCCCACTGAAAGGGTCGTGCCGTCTTCTCAACAACCAGAGGTTCCGGCATAAACATAGCCATCCTATCGAAGAATTTCACCTCGGGTAGACTCTTCATATGCGGCACAACAGTCGCCTGGGGTTCGACGAGATTCGTGGAATTGATTCCAAATAACGCGGATTCGATATCCACGGAATTGGAGGAGAAATGCTCGCGAGACATCTTCGTGGGGAGGATGCCTACACTTTCAAACGCGAGGGCGGGTTCAAATGCCTTGCCAGCACAACCGTTCTCAAACGCGACATATGTGCGTGCGAGGCTTTGCGAGTTTTGCTCGATCTTAAAATCGGTGCGTGTATTTTTGTTTCGGGTAGAGGCCATTCTATTCTGGTTTGTAATCGGTTATTATTATTCTATATAATAATTATTCTTATATACTTATTATTCTATATATTTATATGAATTCCTAAATTAAAACATCTGGCGAAGAGAATTCACGATTTCATCCCTGAGTGTTTGTGGTACTTCTTCGCCGTGTTTGACGTGACGCATACACGTATGGAATAAATCGAATATTTGGAATGAAAACATCATACAGAAAATCATCTCGCTGTTATCGGTACCGCTTGGTACGCCGTCGGTCTCGGTATTATCAGTGCCTTCTGCGTGAAACAGTGGATGTGCCGCTAAAATCTCTCGAACCCCCAGATTCTCTCGGAATCGTTCATATAAGTCATCAATAACAGCAGAAACAATCTCCGGATGGTATTCATCATCAGTAATCCCGAACGCCTGAAGAAACTGGATACGGAATAGTGTATCTTGGTCGTCGGGGTCTTCAATCATCTTATACGTGAGGACCAGGTCATAATTATAGCCGGAGAGGTCGAGTGCTGGGGTCAGCGCAGGTTCGGATGATGCGGGTTCAAGCACAGGTTCATCATAGGGCAGTTCATAGGGCTCAACAATTCCGGTGGTTTCGTTCATTAAAATCAATGTATATAAAATATAACACGTTGACTTTATACTATTTCGCTTCTCGCCTCGCTACATACCTTCGCTGCCGCTCCGGTATTCCGCTCGGCTCGGTCAGTCTCACCTCAAGAACACCCTCCGCTGAAGCGCCGGGGTTCTCTCGGCTCGGTCATCTTCGCTGATATATCACCCTCCATCCATAAACAGTGACTAGATAGAGCAATGCGAGACGAAGCAATGTGGAGCGAAGCGGAAGCATTGCGGGAGGGGAGTGTTGCGAAGCAGAAATAATGCGGAGCTGTTCGCCACTTCGTGGCGGATGGCGGAGCATTATTTAAAGAGATACTCCTGATCACGCACCAACTCGCGCGACGGCACACCTCCACGAATCCAGCCATTGACCGCCGCACCTTCCACATAATTCGCCGGGTTGTTAATCGTTGACTTAAACTCCTCCTGAAGAGGGTAGTCTGAGTGTGACACATTCACTTGTTCCGATAATTGCGTTATGCTCTTCTTATTGGTATTCATATCGCCTTGAAGCATACGGGACTCGAAATCAACATTCACGGCACCGCGTCCTAAAAAGGGAACGGTCTTGAAGGGGCGCTCAAGAAGACTCAATTTACACTTGGCGTGGGTATTCAGGCTGCCAATAGAAAGCTCTGAATTAGTATCGATATTACAGCCACCAAATCCAGTCTGGTGTCCACCCTTATAAAACACATTAGGTTGACTAGTCGCGAACTGGATAGGGCGCTCCATCTGGCAATCCGTCGAGAAGAAGTGGTTGAGCGCATAATTCGCCGCGTTTAAATTCTGAACATTGCGCTGCGAGAGGTCACCTGTATCGCAACCGATACGTGACATATTATCAAACGTGTAACTATGAACGTAAGCCATCTTAATATATTATACCTTATGTAATTAACATAGATATAATATTATTTTACTAAAGCCCGGCGGGGGGGAGGGAAGGGAGTGGAATGGAGCTGAATGGAATGTGGGTAGCGCGATATTACTGTCCAATCACCTGCCCTAGTCGAGAATTAATGCGACCGCACGCGAATTCATCGCCCTCCTTACACGACTTCATTTCGCCATAACAGAATTTCGCGAATGCGTCTTGGTCGTTCGGGATTCGTGTATTCGCAACAGGATGAAACTGTCGCATTGACGATTCAAATACCGCATTATCACCTAAAGTTCCGAATAATTGCCCATATGTTTCTTCAGGGGTATGATTCGGTTTCATCGCTGGAACATTACTATTATTGTAGATCGTGTTACTCGCATTTGTATCGATACTTCCACTGACAAAATGTTTCGTCGACTCGTTGATATCATCCTCCACCGCGGGATTAAATGATGGTGCGGCATTTCTACGCTGTGGATTGTCCACTATTTCAGGTAAAAGCGGGTTCATCATTGGATTTTGTGGCTGTGGTGCTGTGAATTCATCACGCATCAATTCATACATCTCTGGCTTATCGATATTATTAGCGAACCCCTCCTTCGTTTTCAGGATTTTCTTCGCTTGCTCGGTTTCCATTCCAGACTTCCCCTTATGGACAAAATTATAAATCATAACAATAATTCCTAAAGTAATAGCGCCTAAAATAAATATCGAAAACGCTGATGTGATCAAAAACCCTAAAATAGTGGCGAGGATGACAAATCGTGTAATCGCGTTCAATTTCGCGGGAGGTTCCATCGTTTTCGATGGCCATATATCGCGAATATAATCCTTATTCATAAGTATACTTGGGTCTTCCATCCAGAATACTTGGTCTTTCGTCATTGTTTATGTGTGTGTGTGTCAGATATTTGAAGAATAGAAATGTATAAGTTAATATACTCTTATATATTACTAGAAGGAATTAATCGCTCTTTTGTTTATCCGCAGGAGTAGGGTGTGCTTGTGCGACTGGTGTGGCGGGTGGGCGGGGCGTCTTCGCTGGTTTATCACCTGATGTAAAGACTGCGGTATTGGCTCCGCTGGCGGGGACGTTGGGTGCTTGCTGCTGCTGCTGCTGCTGCTGCTGCTGCTGCTGACGGTCCTGAACCTTCTTTAACAATCGTTCACGCATCTGCGCTTGCTTCATATTCCGGTTAAGTTGCGATTGCATAGCACCGAAATTCACTTTGCCACCGCCCCCCATTCCTGCCATTCCTCCGGGCATATTCATCCCCATCTTGCTTAACATACTCGCGAGATTGTTCATACCTGGCATATTCTTCATCTTTGACATCAATTCACTCGCTTCTTGCATAATCTCACTCTCTTTCAGTTCACCCGACTTCAACTTGGAATCCAACTTTGAACCCACAGACTTTATAATACCAGACAATTTGGCTGGGTTTTTAAGAAGTTGCTGAAATACACCTTTCATCGAGGTCTCATTCTCCATATTCAGGTTCAGATCCGCCGCAGTCTCTTCTGCGATCTCTTTGGCGAGCATACCGATCTTTCCATTCAAGATAGATGAGAGATGCTCGTGAATAGAATTTGCGTCTGGGATGGGTGGTACCGATCCTGATGTGCCTGGTGCTGCGCCTGTGCCCGCACCCGCTGCTGAACCCTCAGCTCCAGAGAATGCCTCATTCATAAACTCAGTTGCCTTCTTAAATGTCTCGTCGAGACCCTCAGCTGACGCTCCGTTGGCAGCACCACCCTCTGCTGCGCCAAACATTGAACCCATCTCGCTAATCACCTCCTCAAGCTTGGTTTTCAGTTCATTATCATCGATTGCCTCAAACAATTTGGCCGTGTCTCCAAATGAACCCATATCTGAGAGATTATTGACGATGGAAAAGAGAATGAGTTGGAGGTACTTCCAAATAATATCTTTGGTGTTATCTGTGATATCCTCGGTATTCCAAATCTCTCGAAAATCAATTCCAGGGAGGAAATACGTGCTCGTATCGTTCGTTCCACTAGCCTGTGCTGTATCCGGGGGATTACCTTCGCGTGAGGAAGGAGTTTCACTCGCGAAATTGAATAAGGTATCAGTCTTATACAAAATATCAAAAAACTTCACTGGATACACCGAACGACAATGCGTATACAACTCAATATAAAGTTCATCCGGCATCGGTTTCATTTCGTGAGAATATCCTAAATATCTCGACAGGGTTTCACGATACTCAGGAAAAGAACAGTCAATATCACGCAGGAAATCAAGGATAATGGTCTGAAACTCGGTGGAAATATCCTTGATGGTCACCGGCTTGGACGTGGATGATGATGACGACTTAGCTGCGCCACCTCCACCTGCGCCTGCGCTTTTTCCAGAATTACCCTTTCCGGCTTTCTTATGCTTGTGATTATTCTTGCCTCCGCCCATTGTATTATTGTATTATTGTATGAATTAGTAATATTTACGAAGTCGTAATATGTATAATTAAGATATCAAATATTTAAGTTAGTTATACGCGGGCGGCGGCGGACGCGACGCAGATTCATTATTTTAGGTGTAAACCAATATTAAATGTAAATCCGTAAAAATTGAAATGTTATTCTATAACTACAGTAATAGTAGATCAACTCAATATGGAATACGAAACTACTGTTACGACTACATCACCCACCACGGCTCAGGCCAATGCGGAGGTCGAGATCTCCCCGAAGGCGACGCTACAAACCGAAGATACAGGTAAGATTTTCGAGAAGGCGATATGTGACGCATACGGCATCCCCTATGATGGGCCGTTTATTTACAGTCAAGAAGAAGCTGACAAATTGGTCCCACGCTTGAAGCGTCTTGTGACTGACAATCTGTTCCCACAATGTGTTCATACCGCAAGCAAAGGCGCAAGATATGACTTCACCGCACTAGGCAGTGGCGGCAGTGGCGGCAGCGTCCACCTTTCCGCAAAAAGCAACAAGAAAAAAGGCGGCAAGATCGCGCCGCAAGTCGTCGGACAATCCCATCCACAAAAGTTCTGCCAGGAGCTCGGGATTGAATACACGACCCCTGAAAACCTGAAACAATACATCCAGGCGAACATTACGACGGTTTTACCGATGCTTTGGAAATACACTTTTGACTCACCAATTGTGTATTATGTCAAAGACACAAATGACATCCGGTTCATTACTGCGTCGGGGTCGCCTGACTGGAGTTCATTTCAATACGTGTGGACGCGCACCCACGACAAGTGGACAAACTCTAGCAGCTTAAAAGTTGTTATCGACGATGGATGTGGAAACCGTAAAGAAGAAACCATTTTGGAGTTTCAGTTTCACACGAAGAGTCGCCACAATATGGCGGTTCGCTGGACGATTGACAAAGTTCTGCGCATTTTCAGCGGGCATTACACGGTAGTGTCGTTGTAGACGCGGTGGCGGCAGCGGTGGCGGCAGCGGCGGGGTCGGTAGAGACCCCTTTTTTTTCAAGACAAAACAGATATTCTTGTATTGCCTTGTCTTTATTGTATTCAAACGACTTGAACCGTTTGTATTCACGCTCAATGACAGAGACAGTTCCGTATCGACGCAGAATTTCCAGCATTTTCTCTTTTGACACAATGCTTTCACTGTTGTACGACAGAAAGATCCATTTGGCACGTAAACCGCATATCAGGGTATCAAATGCGGTTTCCGAGGCGGCCCCTTTTCGACAGAAGGGGGATAGAAAGCAGTCGGTGGGAATACCGGTTTTTCCTTTTAATGGAGGCTCGGTGTTTAGTGACGCGGGAGTCTTCGCGATGATATTCAGCGGGAAATAATTCTTCGAATATTGGCGTTCATTATAAGGAGGATCCAAATACGCGATATCTACCGGGGGGAGGGTGGCGGAGAAGAAGGTGGGATCTGTTACGTCAGCGTGGAATGTAGCAGACGCAGACGCAGACGCAGACGCACACGCAGACGCAGACGCAGACGCAGAAATCGTGTGTATCGGAAACAATACAAGCGGTTTGGCGGCTTTGGCCTTGAAATTCTTGAGATAAGATCCATATACTGCGGGGACATTGCTCACTGCGTCGGCACTAATAATAATCGACGCAAGGATGAATTGATATTCGTCACGGGTCAGGTCAGCGACGGTTTCCAGCATCGCACGCATCGCGTCAATCCTGCGTGCGTTTTCAACCGTGAAGAACATCCGTTCATTTCCTTCGAAGGGGCTATAATGTCGCGTGACAAATCCTGGGGGCGTGGCGGCGACAGCAGTATTCATTTGATCGATAACGTGACGGACTCGCTCTGTATACACTGACCGGGTAAATGCGTGGGCGATCACCGAGCTATATAATTCGGAGTCATTGGAATAAATGGTTGCTGCGCCTTGTTGGCGAAAATGATAAGATACGACACCAGTCCCTGCGAAGAGATCCGCTACAGTCTTGTTTTCAAATGTCGCGAAACCGGTTTTCTCTTTTATATAATCGGTGAGCCATTGGAGAAGCTGGTATTTTGACCCGATATAATTGAGGCGATGGATTTTCGGGGGGAGTGCTTCGGACTTCTTCATTTGTAATGAATATAATGAATATAATAAATATAATATTATGTCTATTATGGTTATTATGGTTATTATTGTTCAATTTTATGGTTATGGTTATGGTTATGGTAATGTAAATATAGATAAAACACCGCAAAATTAAGTAGGAAGATCGACTCTATTGTAAGTATTGGCGCGTCTTGGATAACCCCGATGATGGTGATGACCATAAAGAGGAATTGTGTGTAAAGTAGAATGCGAAAATTGTCTACGTGGCCGTGGAATACGTCGCGGTGTATAGTATGCCCGGTCATAAACCCTATAATCGAGAGAAATACGACCCCCGCAAATATGTAATGAATCGAAGTTGTTTCAGGGATATAAATGACACCGAATATACCGATAAGAAGAATGACAATAGTAAATAATGACCACCACGATGATTTCATATGTTTCACACAACGCTGAAATTCATATATTATTGTAAATACCGCCATAATAAACATACACGCGGCGATCAAGTGTCTCGATTGTATCGTTAGTAATACAAGATCTTGACTCGTGATGATACTTGAAATACTTTTACTCTCATTGTTGTTGTTGTACTTGTAATAGACATATGCGATAGGGATAATATAGAATGAAAGCATTAAAGCCAAAAGTATGTGTTGGTTTTCATACCATTTCATTTTCTATATTATACTAAAAGTATATAATAATTCACCACTCGTATGTTTTCACGGCCGTGCTGACAATCGAACAGGTCTCCTTGACCATTTGTGAATATGCCGGTGTTCCGCAAATAAACACCACAATATCATCTGGTCCGTTTGTTCTGTCAGGTGAATCAATAATTCCAGCGAGATAATCAATAAGTGTGGCGGGTGTTAGTTTCGTGTTTTCATCGGAAATGAAAAGTCGTTCTTTCACGGTGGTGGGACTTATACGCAATACCGCATCGTCGCTTGTACGATACGATGACAAGTAATGAAGCTCCTGGTCGTCGTGGTGGTGCTGGCGGTTCTGAAGCCACGCAATACCCATACTATACAATGGTGTAATTCCAGACCCACAAGAGCACATAAGGACATACTTTGCGCGGATTTGTGCGCCATCACATACAAACGACCTAATATCGGGTGATGGATCATAATACTTACGCCCAAATGGACCTTTGATAAACACGGTTTGGTTCATTAGATATTTATCACAAATAAGAGGCGATACTTCACCGTTTGGCATACGTTTTATCAAAAATGTCACAGTATCCGCGATGTCTGTGTCCGCCGCCTCCGTATATTTCACTGGTGTATATGGCCGTTTCTTTGTATCAAAATACAGATTAAAATACATTCCTGGTTTGTATTTCGGATATTTCTCGCATAATTGTATCGTGATTTTGTTATGGATTTGACCGGTCTGTTTACCAATCGTCATATTCTTTTGGACACGGTGATTGGATTCTTCACGGATTCGATGTTTATCAAATAATGCGTCCAATGATTCTTGTCCGGTATAGCAATAAAACGATAAAAGTGGTATGGCGAATAAACCGAAAAGGCGCATACTCTCGGGGAATGTAGTGGATTCAGAAGAGGCGTATTTCACGAACCCAAAAATCAGTGCGGCCAATGTCCAGAGCGCATATTTATTAAGTTTCAAGTGGACACGTATGTATATAAGGACGATCCCCAGAATTATAACTGGGTATAATGTAGTGTCAGCAACATTGATCAAATATACAATAAGAAGACTACCACCATATAAGATATGATACCATAATGAGGAAATGATGTTTTTACGGACAAGGGTCATTAGAAACGACGCGATTTGAATGGGAAATGCGACTGCGAGGATATATGGGATTGTGCCGAAAAGACAGACGATTGTTGCCATAAATTGCGAATGTGTATAGAAATACTTGATTGCGGATTGAAGCGCGGCGGGACAATCACTCCAATACGGCATTGTGGCAGTCGTCGTCTCTTTCTTGTTTTCACGGAGATATTCTGTGCTTACATCTGCGAGTTTCATCGCGAGAAGGACGATAGTGAGGCGGATAATCAGTGCGACCGCAGATCCGTCCCGGTCCGTACAGAAATACAGCACATTAATAATCAAGAAACTCCGTACCGCGAAAATAATGGAATGTGCGCGAAACTCCTGCCAAATCATCGGTAGAATCCCGGTGCGTGTGCGCGGAATGAGAAATTGAAGTGCGGATAGCGAGAGGATACTGTGAACCCACGTAAGTCCGATAAATCCACCATTCACACTTCTTAGGGTCATCTCGGCTGTGGCACCACTATAAAAACAGTCGAATAGAAGATAGAAATAGTTCAAAAGAGAGATGATTCCCATTGTTTTGTGGATATGGAATTTGTCCTCGTGAGTTATGAGTTTAGATATTTTGGTCTTATTGTATTCCAACTTGTTATTTCGGTTAAATCGTGGATCATCTTCGGATAGTTCCTCCACTTTATAATTTCCAAGTAGATTCACCGCATATTCTGAATGCCCGACTTCATTGAATTTATGGGTCAGGTCGGGGGGGGTGTCTGCTCCTGCTCCTGTGTCATTTTTGGTGGCTCGCGCGTTGAACACATCGGGACCACCTGGATGTTCGTTTATAAATGTGGTTATATCGTAAATATTGTTATTGATTATTATTTTTGTCATCACAATGCTGCTGCTAATATATATCCAAAATTGCGTTTATATATTATTTTGGGGTATTATATCCATTATACAATACAAAATTCGCTATATTGGCGACAATATGAATACTTGCGTGTGCGTATGTTGCTGGCCAAACACAATCGTGGAACATCAAATAATGACCTAATCCATAACATACAGCTGAACATCCGATAAGATACACATATGTTAACCAAGTTGAATGTTTGAGTAATCCATTAGAGTAACCATTATGAAGATAATACGCCTGATAGGTCATACCAGAGAAGACAACCGCGATATCGATGGTGCGTCTCCAAGAATTACTTACAGGATTTCTCCAGTAATTGAGTGATGATGCTAACACAGCTGCTGGGACCGCCGTGAAATGGGCAGTTTCGTCTTTGGAAAACGCATATATCGCAGAAAAAAATGATGTCCACGCACAATACCATATAAACTCCGCATTTGGAATTGGGAGTGCGAGGGTGACCCCGGTATCCATTGTTGTCATATAGAATGAATAAAATATAAACCCATTATACGTTTATATTTTATACACCACATTTATCGAAAATGGTCCAACTCATCCCCGATAACAATAACCCAACGAGAATTAACATCGATACATATATTCTCGAAAACCGTGCGTCGTCGTCAACGTCGTCAACTGCCGCTCTTAAACGCATTGTTCGAGAGATTCAGAGTAAAAGTGGCGCTGGTGCTTTACTTCATCCAGCTGAGGAGTATTTTGTGGAGCGGTATCTATCCATACTATAATAATGTATCAGGTATATGTTGTTGAGTATCCTTATCGATTGACACATTCTTTGCCACATTTCGTATCACCTTTGCGATATTACCATTCTTTTCTCCATCAGTTGCCACCTTGGACAGTTTGAAATACTTTTCATTATCTTTAGTATTGCTATTCATACACGTGGGATGCTCCTTGGCCCATTCACTAACCAACGCGACGTTTTTCTGTTCTACGGCTAGGACTGCGTTTACCATTTTCCGGTGAATGGGTCCATCACGTTCCCAATGATTATCATCCTTCACATACAGTGTCTCGCGCTTGACGTCACTACAATGAACGGGACGTTTGTATACATCCGTCTTTTGAAGATTATCGATGAAAATATTCGACATTCCTTCCACATAGCCGAGGCGGCCCACATTTTCCAAGTCGGCGAGATTCAGTTGGATGGAATTAACGAAATCCTTCATATTCATCGCGTCCTTACATTTCTCGTTGAGAAACAGGTTCATATTGAATGTCGGGTTGTGGCTGTTGATGTTGTTGATAGTGTTGTGATCACCATTTGATGCGACCCCAACCGTGGATGGAGTTGAGTTTATGATTTGCGATTGCGATGATTTCATCATTTCCAACATCTGTGATTGTAATTGTCTATTAGATTTCATTAATTCAATCATCAATTTCTTACATAATTGATTGTCGATGACCATATTTTGTATTTCTGTTGAAGTTATTTTAATATTATTAATATTATCATTAGAGTAAGAATCGTCGTGGTCGTGGTCGTGGTCGTAGTCGCGGACGTGGTCCTGGTCACGGTCGTTGTCGAGGTCGTTGTCGTTGTCGTTGTCGTGATCGCGAGTATCATTAGACTGTTCTCTAGCCGCAATACACGTTTTTTTATGACGAGCTAACCCCGAACGATGTAAATAATGCCTGTTACAATTGGCACAAGTATTGGAATTAAC